GGCATGCACTGCCCGCAACCCAGGAAGAACCATCACCGGAATTAATAGGTGATAGTTCAAACCCCTGAAAGGCGGGGCCCCCCTCGCGCCAAAAGCGCTGCGTCTAATTTAGTCAGACGCGACCCAACGGCGTTTTAATGCAACTGCGCCGTACAGTGCAGATCGCTCCATATGAAGAGGATCTCGATCATAGGGAGTTACATTATTGTAACGCCCTAGTAAAGAGAGGCTTTTCGATAGAGCCGAGTAACCATCCAGTTCGTCAACGCGATGAACTGAGGCCGGAACCCACGCTTTGAATTCAAAGCGGAAGTAACGACTATTCCATCTGGAAATAGTCGTGGCGTTCTTGAAGGTTACTCTTCCAAGTGCCGGAGAATCTTTCTTAACGTAGGGCAAACGCCCTAAGTACTTCTCAACATAACTGAAGAGAAGATTGGCTGTCTTCCATAATCCTTTTTGGTAAAGGAGATTGGCAGTAGCCACAGTAGAGATTAACTCCGAAACTTGTTGCCTGTTCTTCGGACGTAGTGAACGGATATAAACAGGTGTTACCTGATAACCGTTAAATGCGTCTAATCCACAAGACTCTCTAAACTTTCCAGTGTAGAAAGTCTTTGATTTATTTACCTTGCAGTGGTATTTTTGCAGGTAATCGAGAACAGCGGCCGCCTCGTTAGATGGGACGATTATATCGTCACCATAAACAAAAATATCGTCCTGAACATAACGTACAGAACGATAAGTTACAGGAAGGTTTCTGATTCCGAGTAGAGCCACTACACATATAGTGTAGAAATACATAGACTCTACGGGAAAACAGAGAGCACTACCCATGGACGCAAACTTTCTTAGAGGTATAACCCCTAATGGAGTTTTAGCCCGTGTCGATCGGCAGGCATCAATAGCATCCCTGAGATCAGGATTACTATCGAACATCTGAAGAGCTAGATTTCGCGGAACGCGATCACTAGCATCAGATAGATCAATGGTTGCCCATTTGCCGTCAATCGACGAAGACATTGCAAGTGCTTGGTTGATACTCTGATCAGCAAAATTTATATGACCAGAGAAACCAACTGAACGCTCTAAGGTATCCATAAGGACCCTAGCGATGCCCTGTTGTGCATATTGCATACAACAGGGCTCGATTGCAATGATTCGGGGACCTTTGAGTGTCTTCGGGACGGGAGTCACCTTAACAGGTAACTCATCGTCGGGAGGACAGAACGTTACACGTTGGAGCTCTTCAGACTCATACGCAGAAAGGGGTAAACCCGATCCTAGTATAGGAAAGAAAGGCTCCAACCGTTCATGCCAAACAGACCAGATAAACTTTTTATTACCGTTTTTCCGGTCCGCAGTTGCTCCGGGTCCATGCTTAGGATCCACGTCATTGATGCATATAGTATCAACAACGCGAGGCCATAGCATAGAGGAAACAGTCGTAAACGACTGGGAATCCTCTCCCGACAACGTGAACATCTCAAAGGATTGCTCAATCGAGATGAAACTCTTGATAGCCGCGTGGTCCCTAACGGGTCCACACGGCATCGCCACCTTTTTAAATGCAAGGCAAATCTGCCTAAGGCATTCGATAAGAGGGGCTGTGTCATCAAACTGATGAGATAAAGAATTAACATCAATGATCCTTCCTGTCTTTGAACAGAACACACGACCGACGATACCTTTCAAAAATGAAGGGATTCGTCCACACTTCTTAAAAGATCTGAAGAGTGACGGGTCGACGTAGCCATCATGCAGACTTCTTTCGAAATCTGCACAGAAGCTAGGTAGGGTGATTGTATAAAAAGAATCACCTTCGTGTTCTGACCTGGACCACATTGTAATTAGGTCCTGGAGATCAAAGACATCGGCGACGCATTTTGCACAACTTTCTGTATAGAGAGTGTGCATCACCTCTCGGAAATAACTTACGTTGCTTTTCAAGACTGTCTCCTTCTGGAGGCTAGACTTCAAGCCACGAAGAGTACTGACCGAGACGACCCAACCATATGAATCAAATCTTCTTCTTCTTGGGTTTAGGTTTCAGCGCTTTGAGAGTAGGCTTGGCAGATGTCAAGCTATTCACTTGAGCTGAATCTGCGAGGCCAGAAATGGCCGAAAGCAGACCCTGGATAACCTTTGCTTGAGGACCTTGAGCGTTAGATATACCGATTAATCGGTCTACATTAACGCCATTGTTTTCAAGCTCGGTAATAGCGTCAGAAGCGGTTTTTAAACCGTTTATTACGTTTTTCCAGTTCATAATCCCTCCAAAGAATTAGAATTCACCAGCGTAGATTTTGTCTACGTTAGCTTGTGTTTCAAAACTCACAAGACCGGCAACTTGTTGCTCGATCTGCGCCAGCGTAAAACCGCCCCAATCGGGGCGTTCTACGACTGTGAAAGTCGTAAGTTGAACTGACCTGTTCTCAGTAGAGATAGGGTCAGCAGCAACCGCGAACTGATCAAGTCGAATCAAAGAGCGAATTTTGCCCTTTGACCTCGAATGCGAAAGAGTGAGTTGAAAAAGCCCGTCCGTGGTCTTGTACATAGCAGAGTTGCTATTTACTTGAACACGAACAAGGGACTTTGGCACAGCGTTAATGGTGATAGATAGTGGGTCAGCAAACATCGTGGTTTATCTCCTGAGATGTAGCGAATGGATAACGAGGATTCCAAGACTTTTCGAAGGACTTGGATCTTGATTACTCGTTAGGCCGATGCAGATTTGCCGCGGGATAACCCTAAGGCAGCTAAAATCGCTATCTGCATAGAGCTCAGATTGAGCGTGGAACGAAACTGATAAGGATTGTCAGCCTTGCGCCGAACGAGAACCCGCATAATGCGGGGCCACTCGATCGTTTCAAGTCCTGAATTCCAGTTCAATTCTTGAAAGAAATTGAACGTAGACTCAGAAGTTCGCATGACAAAGAAAGATTTAGCCACGGCTGAATCGAACTGAGTTCGAGTTAATATCTTAATTAGATCACCAATATTGGTGAAATAATCGATAAGCCACGACCATGGAGTAAGTTCCCAGAGAACGGATGGATTAATATTCGCTCCATACAAAGTGAGGAGCTGACGGATTTTCCGTAGCTGCTCAAATTGAGAGGGACGCGAATCATCGAACTCTGGACGGTAAATCTTGAAGAAGCCAGAGGACCAAGCATTCGAGGTTTCGATATGCTGGAGCTCATAATAGGCCCGACAAGTATTACCGAATCTGGAGTAAGTGTTTTGCATTGTATCAAATTGGAATCCCGATGGATTAACATTCATCGTGAATCCTCTCTGAATAACGCTGACACTATGATCCTCCGTTAGGCGCTTCCCCACATGTACCCAGACATCATTCTGCTTATAAGCATCAATGATGTGCTGACGTAAGTTGATCGTCAAGTCACAAAATTTCTTGAGATCAGATACAAATGGGACCCAGCCAAACTGGTGGTTGAGGAAATGTTCCCCAGCCTCCTTAGGCATAAAAGGTGAAGAACGGAAATTCCGATCACGAATGGAAACCCAAAGATTTGAGAATCCACGTGCGGAAGTTTTGAACTGTTGAGGTATATCGCCGGCTTCGCCGACGAATTCCGCAAGGTTCGCGTAACTCACCTTAGGGATAGAGCGTATTAACGCTGAAGTGCCCAGAGATGCCAACAGAGATTCATTGGTGAAAGAGCCATTAGGCCCCCACTTCTGATCGTTCATTAAATCAGAGAACGAAACGAAGTCACCAGCGAATGAGGAGGGTATAAACCCTCCCGTATACCGGAATTTATCAACTCCGGGACTCGGGGTGGAATTAAAAACTCCACTGCCTTTCACTTGAAACAGGGGGTACGTAAGTGATGCACTAGTAAAGTCATCACCTTCGGGATAGGGAGGACCAGGGTGAATAAAATCCCAGGTCCGAACTACCGACTTAGGACTGTTATCCCAAGTTGCTGTCTTCTTAATAGAAGGAGAAACAGGGTTTGGGTTCCAAGTCGGTGGAGAAACCGTTAACCAACGGAATTGCTCCATTTTCCCTAACGTAACGATATTGTTATGGCTATCAGCCGGAAACAATACCTGTTTGCGAAAGCGTTGCTTCTTCTCGATAAGACGGGGGGCACGAAGCCTCCCAAGATTATCGCGAAACCTGCGACCCTTAGGGGTCTCGGGCTTCGGTAGAAGAAGATCCTCCGAGTCTAAACCATTATCACCGCCAGGAGAGTCGTCACCAAGAAGGGGACGGCGCCTTAATGGTGGTAGTGGTTGTCTTCGCGGCATCTCATTACTCCTCTTAACAGATTCGAGAGATCGTCGCCGATCTCAGAG